CTCCGGGATTTGGTTTCCCAAACCCCTTCATTCAGCCTTCATGGGTATCCTCTTGGAGGAGTACTATGATAGACCTGAGTGCTTTATGGGGCCACCAAAGGATGGTTACCATTAGTGGTCATTCCATAAAAGTTCCTTTCGGTGTAGAATTTGGTAATACCAGATCTTGTGACACCAGTTTCATATCTCGGTGGATCCAAACAAATGGGATTGACTGGACCGTTGGTAAAGTGAAGGACCTTAAGGTTTGGGCCCTTCAAATACTTTCGGGAAACCACTCTTTCTCCATTTCTTGGTTTTCTAAAATCCACTATAAGGGATATGTTATACCGAAGCTAAACTTGTTTAAGTACCTTGTGGATTCTCTCCATAATATTCGAGAGATCAAACTTATCCTCACTGTACTTAATAGTTATAAGCTTGTGATGTCGGGTACGCCATCGCTTTCTAGCGTCTTGGATATAGAAAAGAGCTTACCAGTCACAAATTATTGTCGCATAATGTCGCAACTTGTAGACCTACCTAGAGTTCCTAAATTTGCATTAGAAGGAACTGAGGTGTGGAACACAAAGTCGATGTATTGTGACGATTTTGGGGAAACTCACGAAGGTCCGTATGGTCTTTTCGATTCCGACTTCCCAGCCGAAATCGCATTGATGTATACGGACATGAATGAGAATCCTTTATGTGTTGGTAAGGTTATTCCTATTCCAGACAAGGGGAAGTTTAGAACAATACTAGTAGGGAATAGAGCTGTCCAGTTAAAGACCAAGAAATTGGCCGACTGGCTTCGCAACTATCTTTGGTCTCTTCCTGAAATCGCTTCTGGTGACCAGAGTAAGATGGTTAAGTTTGTGATAGAGGCCCAAAAGGCCAATAAAACTCTCTTATCCATTGATCTTACAGAGGCTACCGATCGTCTTTCAGTTGAGTTCCAAAAGGACCTACTTATCCGGATGGGAGTCCCTAGCTCATACTTTAGGTTCCTAAGCCTTCCTTTTTACTACCAACCTAATGTGTTTGGTAGGGAAGGGAGTAAGCTTAGTAAAGCCTGGTATCGCAACGGACAACCCATGGGACTTTTTGTTTCCTTTCCCATGTTTGAGCTTGCTCACTACGTCATTCTTAAATGGGTGACATCAGTATGCAAATCTGATTTCACCATTTGTGGTGACGATGTGGTCATAGCTTGTGACGCCGGGGACTCGAAAAACCTCTTTAATCGATATAAATTGATTATTGAAAGGTTTGGTGGAGTCATATCGACCCGGAAAACGATGGCGAG